AACTCTACGTTCAAATTGTTCTCGTGCCTCTAGGTATGACATTTCGCCTCTACTTTTACAAAAGTATAGTATTTCTCTTGTAAAATTGTTTTCGCCTAATTTTTCTACGTCTGCTAATAGTTTATCTGAAGATCCCCAATAGTCTCTCCAATCTGATTCTTTTGTTCCGCGTCTTTTATTCTTTTTGCCTTTTAATGGTGGCTTGGTTGTTTTAAATTTTGCTAGTTTTTTGCCTACGTATTTGCGATTGTCTGTTAAATTGGTTATAAGGTAAACGAACCCTTCGTATTCGTCTGATACTTCAGTTATTTCTTTACCTTTGTATGTCCAACTCATACTGTAGTTACTTGTTTGACTTTGCTTCTCGTGCCTGTTCTGGATTGTTTTTTGCTCTGCCGTCTTTTATATGTCTAATATGTTCTTCTAGTACTTCTGCTCGTCTGTCTAAACACAAATATCGTATACTAGACAGTGCTTTACGTACTTTTCTACGTTTAAGCTCTGCTGGTCTTTGTTGAAATTCTTCATTCAACCTAAAGTATTCAAGAACAGCAAGTATAATTTTGTCATGTGTATCTGATTCCATTATTCTACAATATCAATATCTGTTGCGTAACTGGTAAAGCCGTTTTCTTTAACAACTCTTAATACGTTATTCACTCTGCCTACTAGTTCATCCTTATGACTAATCAAGAACACGTTCTTATCACGCTCTCTAGTCATCTTTTTTAGTATGCCTATACTATTTTCTACGCCTGCTGTGTCCATTCCACTGTCAATAAGCTCGTCAATGAACAATAAGTTAATACTTTGGTATAAACTTTCCCAAACATCACGGAAAGCAAAGCTAAGACCAAGTATTAGCCTGTTACGTTCACCACGTGACAGGTTATCAAAGTCTAAATCTTGCCCTAGTTGTGTAATTTCAACGTTTAAATCGTTTTGAAACACAACTTGATGCGGCAATCCTATTCTATCTAAGTAGTATGTTAGCCTATTGTTTAGATATGCTAAGTTTTGATCAATGATCTTCTTTCGAATAAACGAATCTTTGTTTGTTAACAGTTTTAAAAGAAACTCTTGATGTTCTTTTATATTTGTTAGTTTGTTTACCGGTGTCCAATCAATGGGTTGAAGTGCTGTGTCTGTTAAGTCGTCAATTTGTGCCTGGTATGGATCCGCCTCTTGCTGTTTACTTAGCAATGTTTTCTTCAAATTATCTACGTTGTTTCTATGTTCATATGCTTCTTTAGCATTTTCATAAAATGTAGTAGGCTTTCCATTAATATCGCCTATTTCGTCTAATGCTTTCACAACATCTTCGAGTTTACCAGCAACTTCTACTTGATATGACATAGTATCTTCAAGTTCTTTCGCTTTTTTGGCTTCTATTTCTGCTTTTTTATCTACATGAAGTTCCTGTCCGCATGTATAACATGTAGCGTCTTTTAATTCAACAATATCTTTGTTTAATTTACTAACACTCTTGTCGGCACGTACCAGCGCTGGTTCTAATGTGGCTAATTCTTTTCTAAGAGCTGATATAGTGTTATTGTGTTCAGTCCAATTTGCTAGTTTTTCATGAGAATCTAGCTCTTTTTCGATATCGAGCTCTTCTAAATGTTCTATAGCACTAGTTAGTTTGTCTATATCGGATCTTTGTTTGGATTTCCATGCTTTTTGAGTTGTTTCCAAGTTATTAATAGTGCTTTGGATGCCTTCGTTTGCTTTTTGTATAGCTTCGATCTTTAACGTTTCTTGGACAATGTTATCTTTTGTTGTTTTAACTAACTCTTTAAGTATACTTGCTTTCTCGGATAACAAGGTAATACCTAATAATTGTTCAATAATAGCACGTTGATCATTTGTACGCATACTCAAGAAAGGTTCGGTGTATGTGTTTAAAGCAACAATGTGTTTAAACATATCATGACTCATATCCAACAAGTTATTGATAGTTTCTTGTGTTTTACGACTATCGCCTTGGCTATTATCTTCAAACTCGTCTTTTTGTTCTTGGTCATTTACATAAAACTTGAGAATGTTAGGTGATCTACCACGTTCAATACGGTATTGATTACCGCCTTTCTCAAAATTAAGGGTGACCAACATGCCTTTAGAGTTTGTCTTATTGATAAGATTGTTTCTCTTGATGTTGGTCAGTGCTTGGCCGTACAAGGCGTAAGATAATCCATTGATTATAGTAGTTTTGCCTGTACCGTTGCGTGAGCCTGAGTCGTCACCTCCTTGATCTAAGTTTTCACCAAGCACTAGAGTGAGTTGATCCTCTTCAAAATCAACTGCTTGGGTAACATTACCCACACTCATAAAGTTCTTTACTGTTAAGTCTTTAATTTTTATCATTCTAAGCCATTATAAATTTCTAAAAGTGTTGCTTTATCAAAGTTATCGCTGTCAATTGCCATAATTTCATTACTAACAATTTGGTCAACACTTTCAAATTGAGCAATGTCTAGTTCGGTATTGATTTCTTCTAGTTGTTTTTGTGGAATAAGTGTGATTTCTCGACAAGCATATTCGTTTATGAATGTTTCTTTAATAAAACTTGCTTCTTCGTAACTTACCGGCAAGTCTAAGGTAACTCGTAGATACATATTTGGTTTTATTAATGTTTCTTTCTGGTCAATTAGTTGCGATAGTTTCACTGTACGATACTTTGGACAATCTAACCAATTTATATACTCAGGTTCGGCATTGTTTTCAAGATCTAGTATCATCATACCACGATCATCGTCCCAAGCATCGGCATAATTGTGTGGAAACGCATTACCAATGTAATGTATCTTGCCTTGTTTTTGTCTTTTATGAAAATGTCCACTAAACACATACTCTTGATGTTGGAAATGTTCAGCTTTTAGTTCTCCATGGTCGGGCATCTGTACCATTGCGTTCATATAGAAACTAGGAAGTTCAAAATGCCCAAACAAATACTTAGATTTTATGTTTTTTATTTGTTTCCATTCGTCTTCGACTAGCCAAGGCACTAATGCTACATCGTCTTTGACATAAATGTCTTCAATAACTGTAATACCAGGTATGTGTTTCGCAAATTCAGTAGACTTTACATCACGTTTATCTTTGTAGTACAAGTCGTGGTTACCAGCAAACATATAAAAGTTGTCAAATGCGCCTCCTAACTTTTCTAAACTACGAATACCGGCATCCATAGTAGTTAAATTGAGACTATTTCTATTATGATTCCAGTCACCGGTAAACAAAGCAGTTTCGCATCCGTTGTCTTTAGCAGTTTGTATAAACCAGTCTACATAATTTTCACAATCTTGGTTGTGTATTCGCGAATTACCCTTCAATCCAAAATGGATATCTGTAAAGACCGCAGCTTTTTTAAACAAAGAAATACTCCTATCATAGAATACTATTATACGGGATATTCATTAGGTTGTCAATAGTTATTTAGACTGTCTTTTAAGTGCTGCTTCCCATTCACCGGCATGTTGTCTAGTATGACTAGGTGCTAAGTCGTTCATTTCAAGGATATCATCTCTAATATTTTGATTACGCTTTTCTAAATTAATTACACGAACAAAACTGTTAGTTACAGCCGCAGTATAATACGCAAATGGGTTTTGAGACTTACTTTCGTCAAATTGTAGTCCAATCTGTGCTAATTGTAATATTGCTTGACCTTTCATCTCGTCATTGTAAGTGTATCCACGTACATTGCCTCTTGTGGCATAACGATCCACCAGTTTCATCCACATCATCGCAAGTTTATTGGTTGCTTTTCCTAAGGTTTTATCAAAATGTCCGTTTTCAATTCCACCTACCCAGTGACTTTTGCCTACACACATCAAATTGCCTTCGTCATCGTACTTGTAATGTTGATATGGCGGAAATGGTAACTTTGTTTTATGGTCTGCTACTGTTTTTGGATTTTTCTTACGACCAGGCTCTTCTGGAATATGATCAAATGTCATAACTCTAAAAATAAGTTCTTCTTTTTGTATAGTTTTGTAACTTACTTCGCAATCTGCCATTTTTACTTTTCTACCAGCTGCCTTTTGTTCTTCATATGACCGCTGACTTAATTTTTTTGCCTTAGCTCTCTTTGCTTCAGCAACTGTTCTTATATTAATTTTATCAACACTTGGTAAAATAATGTCATAATCTGCATAACTTGGTTCTAAAAAACTTGAAAAACTATTTTTTGATTTATGTATTTCAGCTAACATGTCTTTATTGTTGAGATAATTTACTCTTCTTGCCATGAATTCTCCTATGTTGTATTTATTATAATATACGTAGATAATTTTGTCAACTAAATACTGTATAGGAGATTATTATGCCATTTAACGTAATTGGAAAAGCAGTAAACAATGTTATATCATCGTTTAACAGTTCGCCTGTAGGAAAAGTATTCAATACAATAAACAATATATCTAATGCTGTAACGTCTATTAATGATTTTACTAGTGCCGCAGCATTTGTAAGCTCAAACCGTATGGGAACAGCGTTACAATTTGGCGCAACACAAGCAGGTTCTAGCACTACAACTGCTAGGTTATCATCTTCTTCAGATTTACGTGGAAACGATTGGAGAGTTCGTTTACATTTGCCAGCATCTCCAAATTGGTTTCTAAATAGTCCAATATTAAAGCCTTTAAAAGAAAGTAATGCTAGTTTAGTATTTCCAACTACTCCACAAATTTTACTTTCTAGTCAAGCAAACTATGATTCGTTTGATCCAACTCATTCAAACTATCCATATTACATATATCAAAATAGTAGAATAGAAGATATAACAATTAGTGCTGAATTTCCAGTTGAAAATGAAGCAGACGGAGCATACTGGATTGCTGCTGTCCATTTCTTACGTAGTATTACAAAAATGTTTTATGGTAACAGCGAATTTCAAGGACATCCTCCGCCAAGAATTGCTTTGAGTGGATACGGAGATTTTATTTTTGATGAGACTCCTGTAGTTGTAAAAATGTTTAACTTAGATTTGCCTAATGCTGTTGATTATATAAAAGTTCCATTAGGAAGTAATTCAGATTTATCAAGTGAAATACCTGAAGCATACATAGCAGGATCTAAATACAGTTATGTACCAACATTGAGTACAATTAACGTAACAGTAGCACCAGCGTACAGCAGGACTGCTACAAGAGAATTTGATTTACAATCGTTTATCAAAGGTGATTACATTGGTAACACTAAACCTGGAGGATTTATCTAATGGTAAAATATGCCGGTACTAGTCCTTATTATCAAACTCCTGTGCGCAACGATTATCTTGACATATATACAAGCAGGAACATACCACTAAACGACAAAGATATTGCTTACACAATAGAAGCGCAATACATTTACCGTCCAGATTTATTAGCATACGATATATATGGTTCATCAAAGTTATGGTGGGTGTTTGCTAGAAGAAACATGGACATTATAAAAGATCCAGTATTTGATTTTGTACCTGGTGTTACAATTAGGTTACCTCAAAAAACTACATTAGATGCTGTCCTTGGAGGCTAAATGCTAGAAAATCCGTTATCTCAGTTTGGAACTTATAATTATAGATGGTCTCTTGGCGTATTAAGTGCGAACCAAGTAACCAATCCAGCTTTGTACAGTAATGGACCAGCATTAAAAATTATACAATCTGGCGGATTTCCTGATAAAACAGTTACTACTGCTATTGAAGATGCTACAGGCACAAATGTAGAATTTTTTATAGAAAATGTTCAGTCAAAATATGCTGTAACTCATAATCCTGGAACAGGGCATAGTAATGCTTATAGTTTGACATTTGAAGTTAAAGAACCACACAGTGTTGGTTTGTTTTTCCAAAGTTTATCTGTTGCTGTCGAAGATTTATACGGCGCAGGTACTAGTTATTTAAATGTTCCGTTTATGTTGTCTTGTCAATTTGTTGGATTTGATGATTCTAATAATCCTATATCAATGCCAGCACATCATTTTGCTTTTAAATTTATAAACGTCACCTTTAGTGTTGATTCAGCTGGCGCAACTTATCAATGTAGTGCGTTTCCGTGGAATCACCAAGCATTAATTGACCAAGCACAAAAAGTGCCTACGGATTTAACAGTCACTGGAGCAACAGTAGACGAAGTGCTAGGCTTTGGTGAAAGAAGTGTTGAAACTATACTTAACAAAAGTATTATTGAAAGAGAAGGACGAGAACCTGGATTTGTTGGACATAGATACCGTATCGAATTACCAAAAGATGTATCTGTTTCAGGCGGCGGAAGTAGAAATTTTATAAACCCAGGGTCTAATCTTGATGATAGATTAAGACAAGAAGCGTTGGCAAATGAACAAGCAGCCTTATTTGAAACAAATAATTTATATTCTCAAGCAGTTCAAACAAAAAATGCTAAAATTACAGCTCTAGAAAATAGTATAATGGGTCCGTCTGACTTTGCCTCTGTTTCAGCTCAAATTAGTCAATTAAATGCTAAACCTATTAATGTTCAAAGTGTAAAAGCTGAAGCAGTTATTAATACAAATGCTAATCTTATAGGACAAAGTTTGATACTTACTGATTTTGACGATTATGGAAATATTCCTTTTCAAAGTTTTGACGAAACAAACATTAGAGAACGACCTGATGGCACAAAAGTTGTAACACGAGGAACAATGGCAATTGATCCAAACAAACGTGAATTTATGTTTGGTGCTCAAACAAAAATAGAAAAAATAATCGAACAAGTAATTTTATCAAGTCAATGGGGAAAAGATTTACTAATAGGAGCAAAACAAGGATCAGGACCGCATACTGACAAAGTTGCTTGGTTTAAAATCCACACAGAAGTTCATATTAGAGATACAAGTATGATAGCAAAAACTGGTCTACCTGCTATGACATATGTTTACAAAGTTACTCCTTACGATATTCATATTTCAAGGTTGACTGGTACACATGCATCGTCTAATTATAGCAATGTAGCAAAAGAAGCAGTTAAGCATTATTACTATACCTATACTGGTTTAAATTCTGAAGTAATTGATTTTCAATTTAATATTGATAATGCTTTTTATAAAGAAATATCGGCTATTGGAACTCAAGGAGCAAGAGAAGTCCAACAGTTTGGAGGATCAGAAACACAAATTGACGAATATCATGCGGCAGCCTTTGGTCATCAAATGAGCAATCCAACAGCTTCTGGAGAAAATGTTTTAGGAGCATCTAGAGAAGGATATGGAATTTCAAATAGTGGCGGCATGGGTACTGAATCTTCAAAAAAACGTGTAGCAGATCATTTTAATAAAATGGTATTAAATAGTGACCATGATAATGTTACTGTTGATTTGAATATATGGGGTGATCCTTTTTATCTAAGTGATACAGATTTTGGAAATAATTTTCCTACAGGACAATCAATTGGTGTACAATCAGATGGAAGGATAGACTTTACAAGAGGCGAAGTCTATGTGTTAATTGCCTTTAGAAGCGGATTAGATTATGTAGGAAATTTATCAAGGCTTGATCCAGTAAACTTGTTTACAGGAGTATATCGAGTGATTGAATTTACAAATAATTTTAACAATGGAATGTTTACTCAAACATTACATTTAGCAAGAATGGGTAACCAAAGTTTAGAAGATATTAATTTTGTGTCTCAACTTACTCAAGCTAGTGTAACAAATAACAGTAACTTAGTAAATGTTTTACAAAATCAAGTTACTGGTACTATTCAAGATACAGCATTAGCATTACAACAAACACAAGATCAAATAAATGCTTTACAAACTGCTTTCCAAACAAACGGAGTGAATAATATACAAGAATTATTCCAAGGTAATGCTGTTGTTGATTTAGCTCAAAACGTATTTGGGGCATTACAACAAATTAACGTTATTACTAATAATCTTAATAATCAATTAGGATCTATTATAGGACAATTTGGTGCCGTTGGTAACGATTTAGGGCAACAGTTTGGCGCAGTAGGCAAATCTGCCGGTCAACTATTTTCTAAGATTACTGGATTTAAAGGAAAATAATACATGCTAGGAAATGAATCAATTAGAACAACTATTACTAGGAA